AACGAGCTGATTCGCCAGCGTCTCTGGTTCCTGGGAAAGGCCAGCCTGGCCTGCGGCGCGACCGAGGTCTTTCTCGCCCGAGGCCTCACCTGGACGGATACCGGTGAGACCTTCGGCAATAACCGGGACCTCAAAGAGAGCATCTCCCCCCTTATTTTCACTCCCGGTAAACCATCAAATGGTTTCTTGCAGAACGCTTCCCCGGTTTCTCTCGATCGATTGCTCTGCATTCGGGAAGGCCGGCTCGCTCTTGACCTCGAAAGCCTAACTGGGATCATCGAAGCAAAAGCCAACCGCCAAGCTTTTAACGCCAATGTCTTCCAGAAGGCCGGCCAGTTCTGGACCATTTCCTACGAGGGCCAAACTTTCCGGCTCAAAGACAGCAAGGGCCTCCAATACCTCGCCTTTTTGCTGGCTCATCCGGGGGAAGAGTTTCACGCCCAGCGGTTACTTGGTGAAGTCGAGGGAAAAACCTTGGGCCAAGGCGAGGCCGCCAGGATAACGGAGCGGCAATTCCTGGACGATGGCCTTAACGTCTCTTCCCTCGGCGATGCCGGGCCTTTATTGGATGATCAGGCCAGGAAAGAATATAAGCAGAGGCTCGATGATCTCGCAGCAGAACTGGAAGAAGCCCGAGAATTTAACGATTACGAAAGAGCCGAACGTGTCGAAGAAGAGATGGAGGCACTGACAAAAGAACTTTCCGCAGCTTATGGTATCGGTGGTCGAACCCGCAAGCTGGCCGCTCCGGGCGAGAAGGCCCGGAAGACCATATCCAAGGCCGTAAGCCGCACCCTGGAGCACATCAAAGCGAATGATCTCAATCTTTGGAGCCACCTGCAGATTAGTCTATCATTGGGATCGTTCCCCGCCTACAAACCCCACCCCCCGGTAAACTGGATCATTTAATTTTCACTTTTTGAGTTCGCGACGCGTTTTGTCGCGGCCGCCCCCGCACTTGTCGCGCCTTACCCGTTAGAGAGCAATCGAGGGTAAGGCCCGGCAGCCAATAAATCAGGCTTAAATGTCCGTTGGACGTTAAGTGGCCTCTGGGAGAGCCTTTGCCGGGCCGCCTCTCAGAGGCCTTTCTTTTTGGGGAACGGACAAACGTGAAAGAAGAGCACCCAGACGACTTTATTGAAGAGACCCGAGCCTTTTGGGGTGAGCTGACCGGCAGGACCTTTTCCAGGGAAGATGCCAGAGAAATGATTGCCAACATCTCCGGGTTTTTCCGGGTCCTGGCGGAATGGGACAGGAAGGCGCGGATGGAAGCGGCTGCCTCGTCGTCAGTAGAAGGTGCCAGCGGGCCTGATAAATGCTAACCCCGGTTATCCCCATCGCCTCGGGCAAAAAAGGCCCGCCTTTCGTCAAGGATTGGCCGCACGCCTCCTTGGAAGCCCTGGAAGAAGCCATGGAAAATTACCCGGGATGCAACCTGGCCCTGCGGTTGGACAAATACCTAGCCCTCGACCCGGATGACCAGGAAGCCGCGGGGTTTCTGGTGAAACTGGAACGGGAGGGGAAACTCCCCCCCACCGTGGCCTGGCAGACCTGGCGGGGCATGACCATCCGGCTGTACCGGCGCCCAAACGGGTTGGGACCGGTCAAGCCCAACGGCTCCGGGATGAAACTGGAAATCCGCACCAGCCCGGGCCAGTACGTGCTCATCCCAGACAGCATCGTCAACGGCAAGAAGTACCGCTGGCTGCCCGACGTGGGGCCAGCGGACATCGAAGTGGCGGACCTGCCAGAAGCCACCCTCAATTTCATCAGGGGCGTCCTGGCCCGACATGGTGAAGCGAAACCAACGACTTCTACATCAGCTTCGCCCTGGGCCGAACTATGGCATGGTTTGCCCAAGGGCAGTCGTAACGATGCCGCCGCCAAGCTCGCCGGCCGACTTTTAGGACGGGGAATTAGCGGGGATGAAGCCCTGGAGATCCTGCGGGCCTGGAACGCCAACAACAATCCGCCGCTTTCGGAAGCGGAGCTGGTCCGCACCCTTCAGTCCATTGCCAAGGCGGAAGAGCGCAAGGGCAAGAAAGATGATGTCCCCACGGTCCTGACCGCCACCCAACTGCTCGCCCGAACCCTGCAAAAACCGCCAGAGATCATCGGCGAGGGGATTTTCCCCGAGGGGACCGGCATGATCGTCACCGGGGAAAGCGGGGTGGGAAAATCCCTTTTGACCCTGGAGATGGCGGTGCGGCTCAGCCACGGCATCGAATTATGGGGCCTAGAGGTCCCCCGGCCTCGCCGGATATTGATGGTGCAGTCCGAAAATCCCCTGCACTCGGTGCAATTCAGGTTGCGCCGCATCCTTATCGGCCTGGAAGTCCAAGGCGCTCCCAATGTCATGCTGGTAGACCCGGCCTTCAGGATCGACCTGGCGAATCGCAAGAACCTCCAGGATCTGAAAAACATCCTGGAGAACAGCCGGGCGGAAGTGGTGATCCTCGATCCTTTAAGCTCTTACCACCGTACCAACGAGAACGACAACGTGGCCATGCGAGGGCTTCTGGATAACCTCACGCATCTGTCCCGGCTGACCGGCTGCGCCTGGATCGTGGTGCACCATCACGGTAAACCCCAGGACGGGACCCGCGATATCTGGCAGTACCGGGGTGCTTCCAGCATCAGGGATTGGGCCGACACCATGATCGCCCTCCTCAACAAGAAGGGGATGGATAAGCAAATCCTGCGGCTCATGCGGTTCGACAAAATCAGGAACGGCCCGGACCGCCCGGCCATCCTGCTGGACCGGAACCAGAACTTCATCCACTGGCCGACCCAGGAAGACGTCCTGGTGCCCCACACCCTGGTGGTGACCACCCTGGAGGAGATGGGCGGCGAGGCCAAGAGCCAACGGGCCCTGAGTGAAGAGATCAGCAAGCGCGCCGGTTGCAGCCTGTCCACGGCCAGACGCGGCGTAGAAAACGCCATGAACACCTGGATCGTACTCAAAGGCGGAAAGGTCTTGATTAAACAATGAAAACGGAACAGTGGCTCAGAATCGGAAGGCTGGCTCATGGCTTCATGAGCCAAGTAAAGTATGCAATTTCATTGTGTAAACCGGTAATTGCGGGGAAATCTGGCTCACCGATAGATGAGCCAAACTCGAAAGTGGCTCATTGGCTCATGAGCCATTTTTTGGCTCACGGTCAAATGAGCCACGCAACTATTGAATATCTCGAAAGATTCCGGGTGGCTCACGGGTTTTCTGGCTCACGGCCAAATGAGCCAAGGAAAATCAACTACTTAGGGGTGGCTCAGGCCTCCCTATATATAGGGCTATATATATGAGCCACTATCAGGGAAGCCATGGTGGAGCTCTACCATTGGGGGCTGGGCAGGTGGTCGAATGTTCGAACTGGACGCCCAGGGAGCCGGGGTTGTTTGAACCTCCCGGCGAGCCGGTCTGCCGGTACTACCTCGGCGGCGTGGCCTGCTCTCGGAGAGACACTTTTATGTGTGACACCGAAGGGAAGAAATCTCGTAATGCGGAGGAGGCGCCTCATGCTGGAGAGTTTTAAGCTGGCCTTCGCCGCGGGCTGGGGCGTCATCGCCGCGGGAGTGTCGTTTCTGTTGCTGGTGGGCGCCTGGGACTGGTTCCAGGAATTCTTGGGCAAAATCAGGCTGCTGCTTCAGACCCAAAGGCAGTCCAGAAAGGAATCGGGCCAATGAGAGACTGCTACCTGGGCATCGACCCCGGCATGAACGGCGGCTGGGGCATCCTGGATGGCCGGGGCGAGGTTGTGGCCTGTGGGCCGTGGCCAGATTGGAAGGACATCTTTCCCCACCGGGAGATTATCAAGTCCGCGGCTATCGAGCGTATCCAGGTGCGTCAGGACACCACCAGGCAACACGCTTTCCGGCTGGCAACCCTGGTGGAGAATTTCGGAGTCTGGCAGGGGCTGTGTCTGGCCTGGGAGATCCCGGTAGTCAAGATCGTGCATCCCCGGACCTGGCAGTCGCATTTTCATCTGGAGATCGGCGGGCACCTGGGCCAGGCCATGACCAAAGCCCAAATGGTACAGGCCAAAAGAAGGCTGGTGCTGGGCATGGCCCGGAGACTGTGGCCACTGGCGCCGTTAAGCCGCCAGAAGGACGATGGCATCGCCGCTGGGCTCCTCCTGGCGGAGTACCTCAAGCAAACCTGGAGTGTGAGATGACGGAAGAAGAAAGCTTTATCGATCCCGGAGCCGTCAAGGAAGCAGAAGCTCTATCTGGCCATCCCCTGAAGGTGGAGTTCTTCCGGGGCATCAAGGGCATCGCCGCTTTCCTGGACCTGCACCCGCAGACCACCTTGCGGCTGCTCAAGGCAGGCAGGATTCCGGCCAAGAAGGACCAGTCCGGCCGCTGGGTGCTATGCAACCTGGACTATTACCTGAGCTTGAGGAAGCTATGAGCAGCGAGCCGAAAAATTACGCCGGGGTCCAGTGGGGACTGGGGCGGCCTTCGGTCATCCTGGTGGGCAGCTATGAGCCCGCCCAGGACAACCTGGTTCTGTTCCAGGAGTTCTACAAGCGTGGGGTCTATCTCCCCGAGATGATCCGGGTGGCCCAGGAACTGGCTAAGGAATTCGGGATCAGGAAATTCTTTTGCGACCCGTCGGAACCCCGGTTCATCGACCGGTTGAAGAAGGAACGTCTGTGGGCGGTCCCAGTCACCGACGAAGAGAACGCCGGAGCCAACCTGATCGCCGAAAGATTGGAAAACGCCAGGGCCAAGAGGCCTGGCAGCCTGGTGCTGTCCGGCCAGTGCCGGGAACTCATCAAGGAGTTTCAACGGGCGCACCTGCCGGAGTTCAACCCGGACAAGCCCTACCGGGACCGGCCGGTGCCCGTCTATAACTACGCCCTGGCCGCCTTGCGGTTCATGGTCCTGGGATTATCCTACGAGGCCACGCCCAGAGTGCGCTGGCTGACATGATGGAGGAACAATGTTGAACAGAGTTATGTTAATCGGCCACCTGGGAGGTGACCCGGAGGTCCGGTATACCGCCAACGGCAAGCCGGTGGCCAACTTCAGCCTGGCCACCACCGAGAGGTTCACCGACAAGACTTCGGGGGAGAAACGGGAAGAGACCCAGTGGCACCGGATCGTGGCCTGGGGGAAGCTGGCCGAGATTTGCAGCCAGTATCTCCATAAGGGAAGCCGCGTCTACCTGGAAGGCAAGCTGGTTTACCGGAAGTGGGAAGACAACTCCGGGGTGAGCCGGACCTCCGCGGATGTTCGCATGGATTCCATGGTGATGCTGGATAACAAGCGGGCGGATGGCGCCGCTGGCGACGTGCCGTTTTAAGGAAACCGAGATGATTTTCACCAGCAACTTCAAGATCGCCGGGCACCTGCCCCAGGCTGTGGCCATCTCCCAGGGTATTCCCCGGGGCTGGCAGGGCAAGAGATACAAACCTCTGGCTCCGCCCTGGAACCTGGTGAAGCTGACGGACAACGCCCAGTTCATCAAGCTGTATAAGGCCCAGATTCTGGACCGGCTGGATGCTGCCCAGGTTATCCGGGACCTGGGTGGAGACAACCTCATCCTTCTATGTTGGGAGGCTCCCGGAGAGTTTTGTCATCGCCGGGTGGTGGCCGCCTGGCTTCAGACAGAGGTTGGCGTCCAGGTGGAAGAATTCAACCCCAAGCTCAAACGCCATGCTGCATGGCTGCGGGAAATGCAAGAGAGGAAATAGTGTGCGGGGACTGGCGGCCAGGGCAATATCGACCAGATGTTGCTGGTGGTTCGACTCCACCTCTCCGCTCCATGAGGAACCGATATGGGTTTCGTTGGTAGCATAAACGCAGAATGTCGACGCTGGTTGGGCAACCAGGGCCATGCCTTCAATGGCCGGGAGGTCTACGTGGGGTGCTCCGGGGCCTTCACCGTGGAGCAGATTCTCTCCCGGTATGCTCGCAAGGCCAGGATTTGGGGGAATGATGTTTCCCTCTACTCATCGGTCCTGGGGGCCTACTTGGCCGGGCAGGACTTCAACCTCATGGTGCGGGAAGAAGCCTTTTCCTGGTTCAATCCCTATCTGGGAGATGTGGAGGCCAAAGCCGCCGCGGTCATGGTGCTCTTGGAGGCCCTGAAATACGAAAAAGCGGACAACGTCTTCAAGGCCAGGCACTGGGCGCACTACCTGAACAACTTCGAGAGCTTCCACCAGGCCACGGTTGCCCGGCTCCGGGAACGCAAGAAAGAAGTTCGCCTGGAGGCTTACACCAGCAAGGACATCTTCGACCTCCTGGACGAAATGCCGCAGGAGGCGGTGGCCGTTGCTTTCCTTCCCACCTACGCTGGGGGCTATGAGCGGATGTTCAAGCGCCTGGAGGAAATCTTCGACTGGGACCGGCCTGCTTACGGGTTGATCGATGCCGAACGCAAGGCCGCCATCCTGGAGAAGATGAAGACCCGGGACTACCTCTACCTGGATGACCGGGTGGTGGAGGGCCTGCCCATGGTGGCGGTGGTGCGCAAAGCCCGGATGAAGCCGGTTTACGTTTATTCCAATATAGAGGCCCTGCGCCGGGGGGTGCTGAAGCAACAGCGCCATGCCGAATTCGTGCCCTTCACCCGCCTGTCTGATGACGATGTGATCGACAAGGAATCGCAGCTTACCCTGATCCCCACCAGCAACCGGGTGGTGAACTACTACCGGGACGTGTACCTCTCCAAGGGCGTGGGCATTCCGGCGGACGGCGAGGTCCCGATGGTGGCCGCGGTGGACGGGAAGGTCTTCGGCTTCCTGATCTACTCCCGGATGCAGGGCGGCGGCGACGTGTATCTGCTGGCCGACTTCGTGGTCAACTCCGGGCGCTATCGGCGCCTGGCCAAGCTTCTGGTCCTGATGACACAGACCAGGGAAGTACGGAAACTGCTGGAAGAGAAGTTCCTGCTGGAAATCTCCAGATGCCGCACCATGGTCTTCACCGACAAACCAGTGTCCATGAAGTACCGAGGCTTATATAAGCTGGCCCGGCGGGACCCGGGCAAGCTGGTCTACGAAACCGGGATGGGCATCCTGGATCTAAAAGAGGTGATCCCCTTATGGCTCAAGAAATACGAGAAGCCCTGAACCTGCTCAACGAGAAACTGGCCGGGCTGTTTCCTTACCACCTGGAACTGGCGGTGCCGGATGAACTCGGGCTCCTGGAGAAGAATGCCCGCTACATGAAGGCGGAGCAGTTCCAGAACCTGGTGGAGAATGTCAAGAAGGATGGCAACCTGTCCTCTCTGCCTCTTTGCTACCGGGAGAAAGACGGGAAACTCCGGGTGCTCTCCGGCAACCACCGGGTCATGGCGGCCCGGCAGGCCGGGGTGGAGCAGGTCCTGGTGCTGGTAATCGCAGATGAAAAGGACGTGGATGAACGTCTGGCCATCCAGCTATCCCACAACGCCATCGCCGGCCAGGACGACCTGGTGATCCTGAAGGAGTTGTGGGAGAGCATCCAGGACGTGCAGGCCCGCATGTATGCCGGGCTGGACTCCGACACCTTGAAGGCCCTGGAAGGCATCCAGTTTGCGGCCATCAGCGAGCAGCGCCTGCGCTACAAGCTTACCAACTTCCTGTTCCTGCCGGAAGAACTGCTGGACCTGGACCAGCTTCTGAAAGAGACGGCCGCGGCCTTTGCCGGGGACATGGTGTACCTGGCCAACCTCAAGACCTATGACGCCTTCTTCGAGCTCATCGTGCGCATCAAGAAGCGCTGTCAGATCAAGAACTCCGCCGCGGCTTTTCTGAAGCTGATGGAGTTGGCCAGGATCGGGCTGGAGCAACTCAAAGATGAGGAAGCCCAGGATGAAGAGGGTTCCTCACAGGAGGCCTGCCATGGGATGGGCTGAAGCGTTGCTCCCTTACCGGGCCTCCGATGATCCCCAGGGCTTCCTGGGTGCGGCTCTCCTGGCTCAGGACCAGACCCTCTTCCGCCTGGCTGCCACCTGGCCCCGGGTCAAAAAGGTTCTGCCGCCCCCACCGGGGCCGGGAGAGGAGATCGACCTGGAGAAGGTCTGGGAGCAGGTTAGAGTCGATTTCGATGAGTGGGCGGAACTGGCCCAGGTGAGCACCCTGGTAGCCATCCGTGGATTCCAGGTGCTGAAGAAGAACCTGATCATCTTTCCGCCCGATTACCTGTCCCACCAGGCCGAGGCGGTGCTCAAGAAAGAGGCGGCCGGGAGGTTCATGACCAAAATGGGCTTGAAACCTGGAGACTTGAAATGAGCCTGGATTACAACCCGTCCTTGGAGCTGCACCTCTCGGTAGACCCTGGCTACACTAATCCCTTCGCCGGACTCTGGATTCAGCCCATTGAGCGAAACGAGCGGGTCATTGTGCTGAGAGAGTATTACCAGCGCTATCGCACTACCCCGGAGAACGGCAAGGCGATGTTAGCCGTTCATCAGGAGGTCAACTACAAACCCCTTTCTGGTGCTTGGGGCGACCCTTCAAACCCCGAACGCCTGGCTTTGCTCTCGGAAATCTTCGGGGTGAAGTTCAATGGACCCAGGTTGCCGGTGGAGGTAGGTCAGGACCTTGTTCGCCGCTGGCTGAAGGTCCGGCCCGACGGCAGGCCTGGCCTCCTGATCCATCATCGCTGCAAGAACCTGATCCGGGAATTGACCGGATACCTGAAACATGAACCTGGCCAGGGAGAACACCACGCGGTGGATGCCTTGAGATACTTCTTCTGCGGGTGGCTCAATGGCTGAACAGAGCAAAATGCGAGTGCCTGGAGTGGTGAGAATGGCAACGGAATACAACGGTGTCGGGGCTTCGGAATATACCCGGTATAAGCAGCAGCACCTGAACCAGATTTTGCGGACTCATCTGCGCATCTGCTCGGGCATTCTCAAGGCGCACAACGGCTGGGTCCACGAGCAATACCATTACTTCGACCTCAACGCCGGACCCGGAATCTATATGCACGACGGCGAGATCATCAAGGGGAGCCCCTTGGTCTTTTTGGAAGAGCAGAAGGCAATCGACATGAAATGCCACGGCGTCTTCTTTGAAATCGATGACAGCCACCGGACCAGGCTGGTTCACAATGTTGCCGACTATGCGGACAAGCCGGGGCTGTCTTTCGCCTTCCACGGGAACCATGAAAAGTTCCTGCCCTGTTATTTTCCCCCGCCGCGGAAGCGAGCCAAGCGGGTGTTCGGCCTGGTCTACTCGGACCCCACCGGTTCGAATCCCCCTTTTGAGTTGTTGCAAAGCATGTTCGAGTGCAAGTGTTTTTCGACCCTGGATGTGCTGCTTTATTTCTCCGCCACCAATTACAAGCGCCAGTTGATGGCGCCGGCCTGCCCCTTGTCGGAAAGGCTCAATGAAGTCCTGGGCGGCATCAACAAGAAACATTGGATTGTCCGCGAGCCCTACGGCCGACATCAATGGACTTTCCTGATCGGGACCAACTGGACGAAGTTCCCGGAGTTCAAGCAGATCGGTTTCCACAGCATAGACCGGCCCGAAGGGAAGAAGATTCTCGCCCGGCTGAATTACACCAATATGGAGATGAGAACCAATGAAAATATCGGCCATCATCACGCGCCCTCCCTTTAACGAGCTTTTTGCCATCAGCCCGGCGGTCCTGGAGAATATCAAGCAAGCCATGGCTGAAGGCGGCTATGACCAATCCCAGCCCATTGTCTTGTGGGAGGGGGAAAACGTGGTCATCGACGGTCATACCCGCCTGCAGGCCGCCCGGGAAGTGGGCTTGGAGGACATTCCCGTCTTTTATAAAAGATTCGCCGATGAAGGCGAGGCCCTGGCTTACGCCATCCACAACCAGCGGAACCGGCGGAACCTGACTGATGCGGAGATCCTAAGGTGCATTGAGGCTCTGGACAGGCGGAAGGAGCGAGGTGGAGACCGGAAAAGCGAAGAGTTCCAGGAAAAATCAAAAGCGTCAAGTGACGCTATTGATCAACAGGAGTCACCCAAAAAGCGCAAAAAGAATAATAGCGAGGACAAATCCGCCCAGAAAACCGCGGCAACGGTAGGCACTTCCACCCGCAAGGTGGAGAAGGCCAGAACCGTCCTGGAGCACGCCGACGAAGAAGTGAAGGAAGCGGTGCAGGCAGGGGAAATGTCTATCAATAAAGCCTACCAGGTTACCCAGGAAACCCGGCAGGCCAGGGATAAAGGCCGCTCGGTCTTCAATCGCACCAATGACAACATCGAATGGGCCTGCTGGACCTGGAACCCGGTCACCGGCTGCAAGCACGACTGTCCCTACTGCTACGCCCGGGACATCGCCGCCCGGTTTTATGGCAATGACAGATTCGACCCGAAGTTCCATCCGGACCGCCTGGGTGGACCCGCTAACACCAAGCAGCCCCAGGATGGAGCGCCCATCGGCGAACGCAATGTCTTTGTCTGTTCCATGGCCGACCTTTTCGGCGCCTGGGTGCCCCAGGAGTGGATCGACGCAGTAATGGAGGAGGTGCGGGAAGCGCCCCAATGGAATTTCCTGTTTCTCACCAAGAATCCGGGACGTTTGGTGGGCATCGACTGGCCGCCCAACGCTTGGGTGGGAACCACGGTGGATAGCCAGGATCGGGTAGCTTCGGCCGAGAAAGCCTTTGCCAGGATAAAGGCCACGGTCAAGTTCTTATCCTGTGAACCTCTCTTGGAGGAGGTCAGATTTCAAAACCTCAAGGTGTTCGACTGGATTATCGTCGGTCCCCGCCGTGTGGGTAAGGAACACGAACAGCCGCAATGGGAGTGGGTCGAGTCCCTGCTGAACCAGGCCAGGGCTGCGGGTTTGCAGATTTACTTCAAGCCGCATTTGACGGTGAGGCCAAGAGAATATCCCAATGTCTGAAAAGAGAGTTAAAGAGGTTGCCTTGCCTAAACCCTGTCGCTGTTTTTGGGCTAATGAAGACGGAACCTGTGCCTATGAGATAGTCCCGCCCAAACAGGAGGGCTGTCCCCTCCACGCTTACCGGATCAACCCTATGACCGGGGAGAAATGGGGGCCACTGGAAGGGCCGCCGGAGCGGAAGGAAGACTGAGGTATCTTATGTCCGATACTGGAAAAAAGACCATGATGCTGTCCAAAAAGGGGGAGTCACAAACCGGCCTTCCGGTGATCACCAAGGCCAGGCAATCGCGCATCCGGCAGGTGCAGGAGATGAAGCTCTCGGGCTTCAGGCCCGGAGAAATCGCCACCAAGCTGGGTATCAGCCGGCGGCAGGTGGACCGGGACCTCAAGGACGGCAAAATCCTCAGCCGCCTCATGGCCCAGGAGTTTGACCAGGACAGTTTCCTGGGGGATAGCATCAAGTTTTGGCTGCAAATCAGGTGGAAATCCATGCGGGACAGCGAGATGTGCCAGGAAGAAAACGCCCGGATCGGCCACCGCCGCAACGCCATGACCGCCCAGGAGAAACTGGTGAAGGAGCTGCAAGACTGCGGCCTGCTGGCCAAGGTGCCCGAGAGGCTCCTGCTGGGCCCGGACCTGCCCTTCGAAGACCCGGAGGTGCGGCAAGCCTACTTAGACTTCCTGATCCTGGCACGGGAGCGGGGCGAAAAAAATCTCGATCTGTGATTTTTCGGTTTTTTACATAAATGGATAGAATAATTAACAAAAAAGTCGGTTCCCCACCTGACCCCCGAAAACGGGGGCAGGTTCCCACCGCCCCCCATATTAGACCCACCTGGTCCCTACCGTTTCCGGGATGTCCGGGTCTTGGGGCTAACCCTTTATTCCACTTAAATAAATTGGGTGGCGTAAAGCCTCGCATTCACGCGAACACGCCATCACCTTACCAACACTATTCGATCAGAGTGAGCTTGCCAAAGAGTGCCAGAAGCCGCGTACGCCATGCAAACGTGGCCGGTCTTTTTCGGGCTTTGGCATACAGGGTGCTACCGTGACCATGTCCCCACAACCGAACAACCACGGCGAAGGGGCTACTCTGTCCATTGCCAACCCCCGGGCAGCCCTGGCCTTGGTGGAGCATTACCGGAAGCACGACTTCAAAGATGCCGGGGAGCTTCTGAAGTTCATCCAGGCCTTCTGGGGTCTCAAGCTGCCCCGGGCCAAGGTCTGCCCCGAACACACCCCGCCCGCCGAATACGTCACCGCCGCCTTTTTCGAGGAGGTGCAGAACTGCGTCTGCTGGGCCAACCGGGGCGGAGGCAAGACCTTGAACGGCGCCCTGGTCACCTGGCTGGACTCGGTCTTCAAGCCGGGCTGTGAAACCAAGATTCTAGGTGGGTCCCTGGAGCAGAGCCAGAAGATGTACAGCCACATCCAGGAGCGCTTCGCCACCTCATCTTTCACCCACCTGGTGGAGGGGGAGATGCTCAAGACCTTCACTAAGATGGCGGGCGGCGGCAGTATCCAGATCCTGACGGCCTCCAGCAAGAGTGTCAGGGGTCCGCACCCCCAGAAACTCAAGCTCGACGAGGTGGACGAAATAGACCCCGAATTGTACGAGGCGGCCCTGTTCATCCCGCAGACGGCCCGGAAGATCCAGGCCAGTATCCAGATTTACTCCACCATGCACAAGGCCTACGGCCTGATGAACCGGGTGATCACCGAAGCGGCGGAGAGCGGTTTCCGCATCTTCAAGTGGTGCATCTTCGATGTGATGGAGAAATGCGTGGGCCGGGATTGCGAGGCCTGCGCCCTCTGGGAAGACTGCGGCGGCAGGGTGAGGCACGCCGACGGGTTTCTCAAGATAGACGATGCTGAAGATTTGCAACCAAAATTGACCCCTTTGTGCATCGAAAATTGACCCCCCCTGATAATAACCGTCTCATAATGGTTATCCCTGGCGGCAGCAAGCCTCGGCCGGAAATAGCT